GTGGAGGTCGAGGGCCGCATGTGCGCGCTGGAGTGCAACGACGGCCGCAACGTCACCGTGCTGCCGGTCGCCCGCTTCGAGTGCCGTTTCAATCGGGTGGAGTACTACGCGTGATCCAGATTTTCCCGTCACGCATGCCGGGCGAGCCGCTGGAGACCCATCGCCACGGCAGGTCCACGATCGATGGGTGGCTGCGCTCCAACGTGCCGAGCTACGCGAGCGAGAGGCCGCAGCCGATCGAGGTTGAGGTGTGCGGCGCTGCAGTGCCGGCGGACGCGTGGGCTTCCACATGGATCGACGCCGATACCGACGTGAGGATCTACCCGATCCCGTACTACGAAGGCGCCGCCGCGGTCGTTTACTGGGTCGTGGTGGCCGTCATGGCTGCCTATGCGATCTACATGGTTGCCACCATGCCCTCGGGCAGCCGGTACGGGCAGGGCGACACACTCAGCCTGGATACCGCCCGGGCGAACTCCGCGCGCCTTGGTAGCCCCGTACGTGAGGTTCTGGGACGATGCCGGGTCTGGGCCGACTATCTGGTGCAGCCGGTGTCGCGCTTCGTCGGCGGCAAGACCTACCGCACGCAGATGTTCGTGTGCGTGGGCAAAGGGCGGCATGTAATCCCGGTCGGCTCCGCGCGGCTGGGCAACACCCCGATCAGTTCCTTCGGCAGCGACGTGGAGATGACCATCTACCCGCCGGGCGCCGACGTGGGCGGCGACGTGCGCTCGGAGAACTGGGTCAACTCGACCGAGGTCGGCGCCACCGCCTCCGGCACGGCCGGCCTTGACCTGAGCGACACGGCGGACGTGGCCACCAGCCTCAATGCCGATTCGGTGACCGTGTCGGGAAACGTGCTGACGCTGAACAACGCGACGGTCACCGACGCGAACGGCAAGGAGCGGCCGGCCACGTCTGTGCCGGCGTCCTGGACCGTCGGCGCTGTGCTGACGCTGAAGGTGGCGGCGACCTTTACCGCGACCACCAGCGGACTCTATTCCGTCATCGCCGGTAGCGCGGTAGCCGAGCTGGCCCCGTATGTGGGCATGCCGGTGCTACTGACCTACAACGGCGCCGACTATGGGTTGTTCGTGGCGAGCTATGCGCCTGGCACGCCCGCCGTGCCAGGTGCCGGCGGCAGCCCCGCGCGGCTCACTGGCTCGGCTGCGGCCACTGGCTTCGACTTCAGCGGCACGCCGGTCACCTTCGGCATCGGCTGGCGCGGCACCAGCTACAGCGTGGCGCTGGTGGCCAACTACATCACCCTGGGCGTGCTGCTCACCGCGATCAACGATCAGCTGGTGGACAGCGGCCTGGTGGCGACGCAGTCGGGCGGGGTGGTCACCATCGCCGAGGCGGCCAGCCCGTATGCCGGCGGAAGCATCACCTTCAGCGGACTGCCGGCGGCGGTGTTCGGCCCCAGCCCGGCCGCCACGGCGGGTGTGGCCACCACCGGTGGCACCCCGGCCACGTTGCCCCGCGTGACGCTGGCCTATGACGGCCCGGGCGGCACTGCCTTCGGCGGGCTGCCCCAGGGCAGCGTCTCGCTGGCCATGTCGCGCGGCCAGAGCGAGTACCGCATCACCGCCGTTTCCGGCCTCACCCTGGTGGTCCAGCGGCTAACCGAGGGTGGCGTGGTAGATACCAGCTGGCCGGGCTGGACCTCACGGACCGCGACCGACTACCGGGCGACCGGTCTGCAGGAGAGCGAAGAATGGCTTGGGCCGTTCCTGGTATGCCCCAACGGAGAGACCACCGACGCCTTCGAGTACGACTTCAACTTCCCGGGCGGCCTGATCTGGTACACCGACAAGGGCAACAAGCGCACCTTCACCGTGACAGTGCGAGTGGGATGGCGCGTGTACGGATCCGGCGACCCTTGGTCAGTGCGTACCCACAGCTACACCGCCACCTCCGAGGATTCGCTGGGCTTCACCGAGCGCATCACGCTGGGCACGCCGGGACAGATCGAAGTGCGCGTGCGCCGGGTGACCGAGCGCGGCGGCAACTCGGCGCGCGATGCCTGCTTCTGGCAGGGCCTGCGCGCGCGACTGCCGCAGCGGCCCACGCGCTACGACGACCTGACGACCATCGGCCTGACGGTGACCACCGGCACCAAGCTGGCGGCGCAGACGGACCGCCGGTTCAACGTCGAGGCGACCCGGCTGTATGACGACGGCACCGCCCGCAGCATCAGCGGGGCGATGACCCACGTGATGCGCTCGCTGGGTCTGCCGGCCGACCAGATCGACACCGATACGCTGACCCACCTGGAGAACACCTACTGGACGCCGCGCGGGGAGTTCTTCGACTTCAGCGCGGAGAAGTCGGGCACCAGCGCCCTCGACCTGCTGCAGATGGCTGCCCAGGCGGGCATGGGGTACTTCCTGCTGATCGACTCCATGTGCTCGGCCGGCCGCGAGGGAATCAAGGCCTGGCGCGGTGGCATCTCACCGCAACGGCAGCTGGAGCCGTTGACCA